ATATGCGATTGCTATATCCCAAGCCAGACGAAGCAAGGCTGATGGCTGAACCGCTTAGGGCAACGCCCGAAGTCTCAATGGTCGATATGCGATTGCTATATCCCAAGCCAGACGAAGCAAGGCTGATGGCTGAACCACTCAGTGCAACGCCCGTCGTCATAATCGCCATAACACGAGTTGTGTTGAGATCAATTTTGGCACCGGTTGCAGCAGGAACCGACCCCCCTCCTAATGTGGTTTCTAGGTAGTTTCCTGTGCTCACTAGATTGGCTGCATTCGTTGCTCCTGTTGAGGCAACATTACCCGAGGTGGCATACAGTCCTGTGAAGTTCGCTGTCCCAGACGCAGCCAGAGCTATTACAGAGCCACTCAGTGCAACGCCCGAAGTCTCAATGGTCGATATGCGATTGCTATATCCCAAGCCAGACGAAGCAAGGCTGATGGCTGAACCGCTTAGGGCAACGCCCGAAGTCTCAATGGTCGATATGCGATTGCTATATCCCAAGCCAGACGAAGCAAGGTTAATGACTGAACCACTCAGTGCAACGCCCGTGGTCATAATCGCCATAACACGAGTTGTGTTGAGATCAACCTTGGCACCGGTTGCGTCAGACATTCCTCCTGCCGAAGCAGTCGTCTGTACTGTGCCGTCACCAAATTGAAAATGCTGTCCGCTGAATGCGCCAGTATGATCCACCTTTGCTATGTTGTCTTCTGAAGAATTTTGCCATTCAGTAAGATTTACGGCGTGGGCAGAAGCTCCCTGAACGATTAGACCAACATTGTTAGCTCCACTAGGAAGAATCTCAAGAGTAGCATCAGAAGTAAGGTTACTAGCTCCAACGTCACCTATAGCAAGTTTTTTCAGATCTAAGTCACCAACAATAGTCGATCCGATATTGAGCTTGTTGCTGCTTTCGGTGTTAGCAAACAGGCTGTTGGTCGTCGTGGTTTTAATTTCTATATTATTATTACCAGTAATCGGATTGTTTAAAGAGTAGCCAGCCCTTGTACCAAGGTAAAGATTGTCTCTTCCACTAGCTCCGAAGCCAGCCTCAAATCCAATATAAGTAGAGTCAATCGCTCCACTACTGTACTTGCCCGCGCGGTAGCCAATCATGATTGTAGCATCGCTATTTTTGGAGCTGTTGCCAGCCTCTGATCCAATCATAACAGAGTCTACAGCCGAATCCTCCACCCAATGCCACGAAGTCACTGACTGTCCTGCCCTATCTCCAATAACGACACACGTAGTCATCCCAGACGAGAGACGGCCAGCTTGGTGGCCCATAAACAGACTCTTCGCACTCTCCTTAAGGCCAACCGCCGCCTGCCAGCCCACAATGTCGGACTTATCCACGCCCGACATTTCAAAAGCAGCTTGGTATCCCACCACATTGTTCGACTCGTTATGGACGGAGCCCTTTCCAGCTTCAGAACCAATTATATTACTGTACCAAGTGTTACCCATCCCTGAGCCCGCTGTATTCCCAATTACGTTATTGGCTATATTAGCTATGCCAAGGGGATAGTTGATACCGACATTTTGGTGACCCGCGTAATAACCAATATAAGTATTTTTTGCTCCCCGATTGGTGGAAATTGGCTCACCACCATCATATCGCTCACCACTGGATTCTGATCCCGCACCAATTCCAATAGCAATACTTTGGGCTTGGGCTCGTGCATTCCTGCCAGCTTGATGGCCAATCGCAATCGTCCCGGTACTGAGGAGTAAACCGTCAGCGCTCTCGTCGCCAACCTTGATTATGCTACCAGTAGAAAATGTTATTTGATCAAAATGACCGGTTCCAGTTGTATTGAACTCATTGCCTACGAGTGTTAGTCCTGTTCCAGCGGTGTAGGTAGTCCCGGCCCCAATCTTTCCAGACACGTTGTACAAGCCCGTAAACAAGGCTGTCCCAGATTCAGCAAGAGCTATTGCAGAGCCACTCAGTGCAACGCCCGTAGATTCGATAGTCGATATGCGACTGTCATTTAAATCTACTCTGGCTCCGCTGACGGAAGAGAATGGTGTTGCTGCACTTATCTGTATTGTTCCATCACCAAATTGAAAGTGCTGTCCACTGAAGGCTCCGGTTCTATCAACCTTTGCTACGTTGTCTTCTGAGGAATTTTGCCATTCTGTTAGGTTTGAGTTTTGCCCCGCAGCAGCCTGAACTATGAAACCAACATCATTCTGATTATTGAGAATCAATTCAAGGGTGGCATCTGGGTCAAGATTCCCCGCTCCAACATTACCTATCGCAAGCTTCTTGCTGTCCGTATCTCCAATAATGATGTTTCCAATATGGAGCTTATTATCATTGTCCCCTATCACACTAGTGGAGGGATTTCTATATGTTTGGATTTCTATATTGTAGTTGCCGCTAGTGCCTTTTCCAGCACCGTAGCCTATATAATTGTTGTATGATCCGGTCGCATCGTACCCAGCCTGATAGCCGATAACGTTTGAATATTCCGGTCCTTGCTTGTACGAGATTGCTACCTGTTTTCCAGCCTGATAACCGATAAGATTTGAGTAAGCAGTCCCGCTTGTAGAGTTACCCGCATCGTAGCCAACAAAGACGCTATAGTCTGCATCCAGCCCCACATAGCCAGCATTTGTTCCAATGAAAATCGCATTGTCGTTTCCGCTTCCACCGCCAGCAGCAGAATTACGACCCAAGAATATAGTATCTGTGTTGTTGTCATTGCTAGACCCTGCGTGGTGGCCTATCTCAATAACCTTACTGTTCCCGGTGTTGGACGAACCGGCATCTCCGATTTGTATATTGTTGTCAGTAAACGTGATCCGATCAAAGTGTCCTGTACCCGTAGTGTTAAACTCAGTCCCTATAAGGGTTAGGCCTGTACCTGCGACGTAGGTAGTCAGACCGCTGCCCTCGATGGTCGAAATGCGATTGCTATATCCCAAGCCAGACGAAGCAAGGCTGATGGCTGAACCACTCAGCGCAACGCCCGTATTCATCACAGCCTTCAGGTTGGTGTCGATAGTCGCAAGACCACTAGTTTCGATAGTCGATATGCGACTACTGTTGAGGTCAATGCTCACGCCGCTTGCGTAAGAGAACGCAGTTCCTTGGGTTGTACCGTCATTAAAAGCTACTCCACTTACCCCAAGACTTATGCCGGTTAGCGAAGCTATGTTACCGCTTGTAAAAACAGATCCGCTGGCAGGGTACGTTACAAAGACTGTAGCATCGCCAGAAAGATAAATTGGAAGGCCATCCCCACTAGCACTAGCCAGTATCGTATCTCTGGTTAGGGTATTGGCACTATAGGTTCCTATCCCAACTTCCCAGTTGGTAGACTCTTCTATAGCATAGAAAGTTTGGGAATTATTTCCTAAAACAGAAAAATCTTGATAGCCACCAACGGAGCTACTAAACGTTATCGTTCCCAGACCTGCGGTAGAGGTTCCCTGTTTTACCCTGTCTTTGACGAATATCATTCGAATAACCCCTCTTGTGTTTACTTAAAGAATATATCGAGGTCTCCGCTCGCAAACGAAAAGGTGTCTCCGTTAGTAATATTCTTGGGTGTTGTAAGCTGTCCATAAAGAAGTATATTTGCCTCAGACCCTTGTGCGTCGGCAATAAATACCCCAGAAACGTATCCCCAGCTAGAAGTAGCCGAAGGAAATGCTATCTCTTGAAAGTTGTTGGTTTGTCCTGAAGTAGCAGGTGCAGCCCAGTAAGCAGTGCCGGGCCCCCCTGAAACTCTAACATATGAGCCTCCTGACAGCTCTTGATCAAAAAGACCGCTTTCAAGAGCTCCCGAATTGTAATTCCCCACCAAGCCTACGTATATGCCCGTGGGAGGAGCAAACGTAATCTCCTTGAAGATATGGCCTATTAGACCAGACTCCAAATAGTGTGACATTGCAGACATATTTTTTCCCGTATTTATTCAGGTGTTTTTAATTGTAGTGTATTTTTACCACCAATCAACGTTGGGAATGTAACAGCGTCTTTGGTTAGAGACTTTTTGTCTCCCTCTTTCTTTTCGGATTGAGAACCCTCTATTTGCAGCTTAAGAATATCTTCGAGAGTTGGAACCTCAACATCTGTATCAATGGCCCATCTAACCTTGTGTTCTTCGGCCCACGACCGCATCCTTCGAACAGGAACTATGAGATTAAAGGTCTCTCCAGCCCCACGTACTAGCATGCCTACATATTGGCCCTTTTTATCCCCTGATCTTTCTGATAGGAAAACACCCCCTCCAGAGCTGCCGGGGAATGCCGTTACAGTAGTTTGGTCAAATACAACACCGTCTCCGCTCCCAAGATTAAGGACTCTACCTACTTGAGAAATAATACCTCGTGTCATTGAATTAGAGCCTTGTTGTCCAAGTAAAGAACCAACATGATAAAGCTCTGTACCGATAGCTACCGGAATATCTTCTGGATAGAAATCTCCATTCTGCTGAATGAAATCTCTTTTTCTAACCATAAGTAAAGCCAAGTCTTCTCCCTCGTCGGCAGAGCTATATTTGAGAACCTTAGCATCCATCTTAAGTTCTCCTACTCGACGACCGTTTTCTACAAGCTCTTTGACAATTTGAGCATCTTTAAACTCAACTATCTGAACCGCTCTTCCGTCTCTAATTGTGGTTCTGACAGATCTAAGATTATCAATAACATGTCCAGCGGTCCATACAAAATTAATTTTTTCTGTTTTGTTGGGTCCAACCCTTACGTCTCTAGTGATAATAATTCCAGACCCTTCGCTAAATCCCGATTTAACAGTTACAGATATATCCTGAAGCTTTTTGTAAAGCTCGTCGTCAGCTTTAGCTTGAAGACAAGAAAGAGCGATCAACAAAGAAGCTATTGGAAGAAGAATTTTTTTGGTTAACATAGTGTGTCCTTTCTATTAAAAAAACCGCCTTTAGTAATACCACACATTAAGGATCACTAAAGACGGCTTATTTTTTTTTATCATCAGAGAAGTGATCTTAGAACGATCCAAGAAGCACTCGTCTGTTGTCTAGAACGGCAAAGCCGTGCTCAGCCCATCCATAAAGACCTGCTCGTCGCTGTCGATGAAGGGTGTCGTCCTCAAAAATCTGAACGCCTTCACGAACCGGCATTACGAAGCTGTCGGAATTTCGCTGATCTAAACCAACGACAATTTCAGTATCGCCAGCAGGCAACGTACCACTTAGGTCAGCCGAATAGAAGTTTTGATATTCTTGACCTTCGCCAAGCTCATCCAAATCATGCAAATTGACTTGGAAGATACGGACCAAAAGGCCGCCTTCTTTGTGGATGAGATCACGTCGGGTGAAAGGATCAACTTCATCAACGCCCCAGTTTCGAATATCTTCGATACCTTCTGGGCTGAGATAAAGATCTGTCAGCTCGCCTCGATTAATTGAAGTGCTGTTACCACCGCCATTTCGGCGTGTAACTGTCTTCATCAAAGAAACAAGTCGCTTGGAAAAGACACCAGTAGCAGCGTCATCATCAAAGACCAAAATATTACGATCAACACCAGCACTAATGATTGTATGCCAGCCATCATCATTCGCTTTCTTAACGAACTGACCTTCCATGACACTCATAGCACGACCTACAATATCCCATCGGGCATCACGAGCGTATTTTAAGAGCCAGTCAATTGAGGCACCAACGTCATAGGTTGGAACCATGACATAATCGCCTTCAACATGTCTCTGAGGAATCAGACCATGATTAGGAATGGTATATGCCACAAAATCTTTCTCCGTTCCGGGAGCAAGGAAGTCCAGCGGAAATTCACTGGTGCTACCGGTTTCCAGACGGATGTGTTCAAATATACCGTCCAGAATATTTCCGCTCATAACCCCTTTTCGGAGTGGTATCTCAAGCGCTTTCGCTAACTCGGATGTCGCGGAAAGAGACTCCTCCTTCTTGAGTGAGCCAGCTCTTACGAGCAGTTCATTCATTTCGGGAGTTGGCTCAAAAAACTTTTTGTTAGCCATTTCTTATCTCCTAAATTTATTTAATTAATTACCATGTTACGTCGATACTAACCTTAGCGTATCCATCTTCATCTTTAATAGATAGCAAACGACCCACTCTTGGTCCGCCATTGCCAACCGCATGAGCGCCCAAAAATCCATCGCCAGTGACATAAAGCGGAAGGCCAATGTCTCCAGCTACTGGAGTTCCGGAAATGCTGTTAGTAACAACAAATCCGCGTTTCAAAAGCAGCACTTTACTTCCCAGTTGGACTTCGTCCTTCTGGAAGTTAAGGTGTTGTCGAGTGAGATCTAGGTTTACGACATCGTTCAGAAGAAGGCCAGCCGCGAGGTTGAGATACGACGCGCTGATTGCCGGAGATCCGGTGCCATTGATAACCCTAGCATTAGCGTTATCCATCGCAGACCCAGAACCCGCCTGCGCTGTATCGTAAAATACAATTTTACCTCTTTCACCAGTTTCATTCATAAAGAAACTAAGATCTGTGAGGTGTTCATTTCTATCTGGTTTAAGTGCCATTTTGTCTATTCTCCTAATTCTTGATTAAGAACGTAAGTATTAACCCACTCACGAAGATTGGCACGAGTTTCGCTTGACCCATCTTCTGTTTCTTCGGAAGCAACCGACATATCAATTGTTTCCTCTACAGATGCAGTTTCAAGTACTTCTTCGTCAACTTCGGAAGCCTCTAATTGCGCTTCTTCGTGATTTTCTGGCTCGGATTCGTCGGCTTTCACACTGTCTCCAGCTTCAGCCTTGCTTTTTTTCTTGTCATCTTCGTCATCGTCCGATGCCATCTTCTTTCTATAATTGTAAGCCGACCTTAAGGCTTCTGCCATAGCTTCAAATTGCTCAGCACTAAGATCATCAAAAACGTCAATCTTTGCAGCGGCCTCTTCTTCAGAAAGGCCAGCTTCAATAAGATCAGCCATTCTGGCCGCCTTGATTTTTTCTTTTTCCATAGATTGGATCAGATCTTCGGCTTTTGTTCGGGCTTCAGTCTCTGTTGAAAGCTTAGCTTCCAACTCTTCTGATTTAGAAGCTTCTGCTGCCAAGTCGTCATTAAGCTTGTTGATGGATTCATTCAGAGCTTCCGATGCTTCACTAAGCTCCTGTATTCTCTTCTCTAAACCTTCAACGTTGGCTTTCGACAACTTTTCTGTAAGCTCCTTATTCTCAGCCTGAACATCAGCAAGGGCTTCTTTAAGCTCGCCAATCTGATTGTTCAAAATATCAGTAGACATATTTAAATTCTCCTGTCTTTCTTTGCTGGAAAATAATTCTTCTTCTACGTTAACAGATACACCATTCTTACTAGAAAACGGGTTTTTCGTTATTGAGGCATTGGAAAAATCAAATATATGATCACTATCAAAAATGATACTGTCCGGATTTGCAGGCTTTTCCACGAAACCTTTTCCAGAAAAGGTTATGTTTCTGAGAAGCCTCCCTACCTTATGGTCTTGATAACCGCCAGTGCCTCCGTAACTTCTTAAATGCTGAGTGAGGAATGATGTCTCTTCGCTTCTAGCTATGATATGATTTTTATTGTCGGGGGTAACGACTGCATAATCAAAGCCACGGAAGATACACTCCATCGACACAAACATTTCTCCGCTTTCTATCTTTTTGATGAGGTCTTCTGCTCTCGCTTGGTATTCGGGATCTTGCCATTGTCTATAAATAACAGAAGAAACAAGTAAGTGGTAAAAGTCGGGTAAATCGAATTCGCTAGCATTTTTATCAATAAGATCAAAATTAGCGTCTACCGGCCAACTACCTATAATACCACCAACTATCTGTTTTTCATCATGTTCCAAGTTGGCAGGCTTATGTTTTGGAGTTTCCTTAGCTGCCCATACCTCTGACTTATTAAAGACATCGTCGTTCTTGTTCCAAGAAGCGCTGACTAAAATAGAAAAAGTTTGATACACATCCGCATCCGAAACATCAGCTTGGGAGCGAAGGCTATCTAGCTTGTGGGCAGAAGAAATAATTTCATTTAATTCTGAGTTGTTGATCTCTGTATGCGCTGGACACAGTTGTGACACATACGCCAAAGAGGTCTGTGACTTGATTCTTTTTTCAAGACCAGCCTCTTTTTCAAAACCAAAAACAGTTATGTCATGCATATTTCACCTCTCAGGGAAAAATTACACCAAATAGTGGATTTATGAATAATTCTCTTGATAGTATACGTAAAAAGACGCGCGTAGATTCCTAACTTCTTCAACGGTAAGTCGTCGCCCTATTTCGTCGGAGGCCTCTGAAATCCAAGCTTCACACTCTTTGTGGGTGGATGCGGAAATACAGGGGCTGTTAAGAGCGGTAGCGATAGAAGTCTCGTTAACTTCTTTGTCCATATCCAAATTGCAAAGCAATTCAAATTTTATTCTCTCCGATTCGGCTGACTCTTCTGAAGTAAGACTCCTCATATTTCTCTTCTTAAACTGAGCTAAAATAGCTGGCTTTATAAACTCAGATATCTTTTCTTGGGCGTCTTTAGCCCAAAGCTCTAAGGAAGCCCTTCTTTTAGGCTTGAAGGTTCTTTTGTCTCTGGGGACTGCATCCCGAGAATTTTTAGGACGCCCCGGGTTTTCTTTTGTCTTAACGTCATCCTTAAAGGGAAGTTTTAATTGAGTAGGAGACTTTTCCTTCTTTTGTTTTTGCCTAAGTTCAAGAGCGGATTCATCACCATTCTTCTCCTCTAGCTTCAGCCCTACTTGACTAGGAGATACCACCCCTGTTTGAAGAGCAACCTTCTCTAAAGCAAACTCTTTGTCTACGGCATGGAAAGGACTAATTTTTTCAGACATGGTCTTACCATCCCTTCTCCTCCTTTCGGCAGCAATTCTCTTTCTTTCAGTGTCGGGTACAGCCTTAACACTTCGCTGAACAAGCTCATCGCTAACAATATTTCTATCTGCTAGATTAATCATAAGCTGGGTCATAGCAGCAGGATCGTCTAAGTGCATAAAATCAAATTCTACCTTGGGTCTAAAACGAAATCCCATTGCATCTTGGACAATTTTGAGTTGTTCATTCCAAAAGGCAATAACAATATTTCTAACATAGTTAAGTCTCTCTGTAAGGGTTTTGAGAGATATAAAGTTGTTAGTGGTGCCCGCAGCCCCAAAGGTTCCGGTAAGGGTGGGAGGAATACCGAGGCACGCATAAATAGCCATTAAGGTAGGCTTATATTTTTCTTCTCCCAAGAATCTTTGTACATCAGTTCCAGTCTCTATTAGCTCAATATCAGGGCCCCATACAATATCAATTGTGCCCCCTCCAACATTAGATCCTAAAATTTCTCCCAGAGAAGCAGCCGCCGTGGAGGTGGGAGCTAACTTATGTTCTAAGCTTCCCAGTTTCCATACTCGGATTTTAGATATGGCACCATCCAGAGCCGCTTGATCTGCAAGCTTAAGTTTCTCATATAAAAGCAAATCCTTGAAACAAGCATATGTCATGGGATCAGCCCACTCTTGCCAATCGTCCTTTTTATAATGTAAAAAGAACGTCTTATCAGGTGGAAGCAAAACTCCCTTCTGGGTTTCTGCGGCTTGGAAAATCTCATCAGGAATTTGTGATACCAAAGACCTTTCAGCCAACATTCCACTGTTCTGTAATCTTTTTAACTCTCTTCTTATTCCCGAGGGGAGTTTCATTTTGTAAAGCTTGGTCCCTGTCATATTTGAAAGAGGACCTCCAACAACATCTATTAAGAGGGGGTCAAGAAAAATGTACTGCCAAGGAAGTTCTCCTTTTTGGAAATTTTTATTATTTATAATGGCCTGCATGTCGGGTGTTGCAAGAGACTTTTGCATCTCAAGGCGTTTGTGTTTATTGAGCTTGGCAGTCTTCATTCTTATTGGAACATTCGCTTCTCTGAATAAAAGATTGCAGACCCTTTCTGATACAAATTTTCCTTTTACACGACTAAACCAGTCGTTATAAAATTTTTCTATCCTCGGGTTTTGGTGAACTAAGCGAATGCCTTGGCAAGCAAAATCCCCCATAAGATCTATAGCGTTTCGAATAAGGCCAATCCTGCGGTAAGCAGCACGGGCAAAAGCAATAATTTCCTTTGGTCTGTTTGGAACGGCACTTCCCGGGCGAAACCAGTCGAACTCAGTTTGTCCTAAGCCGGGACGACCACTTAGTCGAGTGGTTAAATCAGCAAAATCTGTCCTGCTAGAGCCGAAGCCTGCTGCGGCAAATTCCGAAACTGCCTCATTATAGGCTGCAAAGGCTCGCTCTTTATCCTTGGGGTCTTGAGAATCCCAGCTAATATAGGAAGCCCCTTCAGGAACGTCCATCTCTTTGCTACGAGGGTATTTTCTTTTTGCCACTATTTTCTCCAATGAGTATTGAAATCAGGAACAATACCTATTATTCTTACACCAATAATTACTGGTTCTTGCGAATTACAAAACATGTTCCCTTATTAATTCCTTTAGCCCACTCAGGCCCCATATACATATCCGTATTTTGTTGCGTAGACCTTCCTGACTCACCAGCAATTCTTCCTATAGATTGATACGTAGGAGGAGGAAGCTCTCTATAAATTGTTCTAGCTATCATATTTGCTATGACTAAAGCACTATACCTATCCTTTCTCATCCTTCCCTTTTTTCCTGTAGCTAGCTTGACTTCGGGAGTGTCCCATCTCTCCCTCCCGGAAGGCGTTGAACTTATTACTATACTCGACAGCTCATCTTTAAGTTCTTCAATTTCCATTACGGCATCTTCTAACGTATCATAGAGCCTAAGAGCATCTGTTTCTCCTGTCTTTTGTTTCATTTCGGTAAAAAATATTTTATCTTTTTCTGTCATCAGACTTAATGTTAGCGGATCAAATCTAGGAAACAGCAACACCTTGTCTTCCAAATCCTTTCTCAATCCATGGTTGGCTTGAGAAGTCCATGTAGAACTAGCAAAATTAATAAGCTCTAGCATGTGATCTCCTGCAAGATCATCTGTATCTTTAGATTTGCCCTCCTCAATTATTTCGTATATTGGTCGTTCCCCTTCCTTGAGCTTATCTAAATCTCTTAAGGATTCTGCGATGGTATAGCCTCCTCCCTGAGAGTCAATACCAATTCGAACACAGGGAAACATTTTTAACAAATCTCTAATTTTTCTAGCACAAAAACTATAATAGTCATGACTATCAGTCAGTCCGACCTTTAGTCTTCCTTGAAAATCCTTTTTATTGGTACTCCATGCATAAACGACCCTCTGGTGTTCTGGTCTAAGCTCCACTACAACAAGGGCAAAGTTATCCTGTTCCGAAGCCGGATCTATTCCCATAACATAAGAAAGGCCCGAAGGACCTCCCGTTAAAACGTCAAAGGGAAGAGGGCACCATATGGGCCAACCGTTTTTATTGCAATTATCATCAGTAGCCACACATGAGTGAATCAGACTTCTCCTGAAAAACCCTTGACTATCGGAAGTAAAGCAAGCCCCATATTCCATCTGATAGATTCCGTTGTGCATAGTAGCGCGGGCTCTGGCTACCTGTTGATCATCCATAAATCCTTCCGGAATTAGCTCGTAAGGTATTCTTATGACAGAAAAACTTTTCCAGTCGAGTCTTTTCATGTATTCTGGAACGTCATTCGGATCTTCTCCCATCTCTTCCGCAACCCTTTTAAAATCTCCTCGATTCTGAATAGTTGATTTATATTTTTTCCAGTATGAGGCATAAGGCTCGAACTCATATCCAGCAGTTCCAGAAACAATAGATTGATTTGCTCTTCTTTCTTGATACGCATCCTCAAATTTGTCTTGCCAAGTTCCTTCTTCTTGCATCTTTTTTCGACGAGCAGCTTCTTTTACGTTTTGAGTTGGGTCGCTGGAAACAGCCGTAAACCCCGCAACAACAGTTTCGTAAATATGGGTGGGTATGCTATTGAATTCATCAGCAATAATCGTGTGGGCACGTAGACCACGAATTTTAGTGCCATCTCCGAGGGGAACTGCCATTGCCCAGCTATCATTAATCCTCATAGTGCATCTATCAACGTCTCTGCGTGGACCACTATTGTCAGAGCACAGGCTTTGCAATATAGGAGAATTGCGCCAGATGCTGTCCATATATTCAAAGATAACTTTTGATTGCCTGAAGGCCGCACCCACTATAACTATCTTGGTATCTGGAATTAGTAGACATCTCAAGATAGCGTACACAGCGAGAAGAAAGGATTTTCCAAAGCCACGACTGGCCGTATACATGGGAAAGGACCGTATCCAAAGCTCTCTAAGTATCGCCGTTTGGACAGGCAGCAAATCTATGTTTAAAAGCTTTTTTGTCGTCCAGTGAAAATAGTCGGGGTTTTTCATTAGTCGCAATACATGAAGGTGTAGATTGTCCCTCTCTTTTGTAGATAGATTGCAAAGTGGATTTTTTATATCTTTTACATCGGAAGACTTTAATCCTAGCCAAGCATTGTCTACAGAGTCAACATTAAAGGTGTAGTTCATGTGTTTTTCTCATAATTCTAAAAGCCATTTCTTCGGCTCTCTTTTTATCTCCGCAAGCAATAACATGTACACCGTACTGAAGCTGTGCGGTAGAGATGACTCTAAGCATGTACTTCCCTTTTATGCGCAGACTTGGCCATCTTGAAATAGGTATATTAGATCCTTTTGGATAGTTTTCTATTTCATGCCAACCAAACTCAAGAAGAAGGAACGCATGTTGAAAAGAAGACATTCTTTCAAGTTCTCTATGGAATCTTTTCTCTCCGCAATTCTTAGCAAATTCTGCTACGCTTTCCTTGCGTTCTATACAGAGAAGGTGCTCCATGTCTTGTATTGTATAGTCGCCAATTTCGACTTTGGTTACGAAAGTTCCCGCACAGTAAGCGTTTTCGTCAAACCACCAGCCATGGCCCTTCTTTTCCCTTGTATCGCGAATAACAGTAAATCTACTCATCTTGGTCGTCCGGTTTTTTTAGTTTTTTGAGGGTTTGCCATTCTACTAATTTGATAAAAAATTCCGAATAAATTTCTTCATTCCCTGTTATTCTTTTATGACACCGCTTACATAAGGTTATTCCGTTAGATACATCAAATCGAAGTGACGGAAATGCCGACCACTTTCTGATGTGATGAACCTCTAATGTTTTTGTAGATCCGCAAGACGGCCATTGGCATTTATTATCATCTCTCGCCTTGACTTCTTTTCTAAACTTCGCATAGGCAGGGCTTTTCATGTCTCGGGAAAGATAATTTTTACGAAAGCCTCTAGGGTATCGCCTGCGACGTTGCCTCTTTCGCTTGCCCATTGTTGGAAATATCACTTTCTACCATTCTATGTACAAGGTCCTTAAAGCTAACTTTCCTTTGCCATCCCAAGGAGTCTTCTGCTTTGGTCGGACTTCCTCTTAAATATTCGACTTCTGCGGGTCTATAGAACTCTGGATCAATAACAAAATAATCTTCGTAGTTCTTTAAGCCTATATAGTTAAAAGCTTCGGCAAGAAACTCACGAACACTATACGTTTCTCCAGTAGCAATAACATAGTCATCCGCTTTGTCTTGTTGCATCATTAGCCACATGGCATTAACATAATCTGCTGCGTGACCCCAGTCTCTGTAAGCGTCTACATTTCCTAGTCTAAGCTTTGGAAATGAGGGTGTTGACTTCATATCTATATACCTACGCTCAGCGGGAACGCCTATCGTGTCTTCACCAATGTTAAATCTAGGGCTTGTCGGATTGAGTGGAATTTTAGAGTTTTTTTCTTCCCATCTTAGAAAGTCTCCGATCCACTTGGTAATCTTTCTTGTTACAAAGTTTTCTCCCCTTCTTTCGCTTTCGTGATTAAAGAGTATTCCGCAACATCCAAAGAGACCATATCCATCCCTATAGATTCTCACAAGATGGTGAGAAGCTAGCTTTGCAGCAGCATACGGACTCTGAGGCTGAAAGACAGTGTCTTCATCCTGAAATTTGACTGCTTCAACGTAAGAGTGCTTTGCATCGGCTACCATTGGAATGTAAGTGTCAAAATTTTTCCCAAACATTTCTGATGTAGAAGCTTGGTAAAAACGTGTCTCGGGAGAAAATCTTCTGATGGCTTCTAGGAAATTAACTACTCCAATAGTATTAACCTGAAAAGTATAGTCTACTTGATCAAAAGATGTCTTTACGTGCGATTGAGCGGCAAGATTATAAATCTCGTGAGGCTTGTGCTCTTCAACCACAGAATATACCGATCCGGAATCCGATATCTCACATTCTTCAATTGAAAAATCTTTGGAGTCAATGTGGCTTATTCTATCTTGTGTATTAGTGCTGGTTCTTCTTTTTAATCCTATGACTTCATAATTTTTTTCCAGAAGTAACTCTACTAGGTAAGATCCGTCTTGTCCAGTAATTCCGGTTACAATCGCCTTCTTTTTCATTATTCTTCATCCTTTACAGTGTCTGCATTTAAAAACGGTTGGTCTACAATTCCATCTTCATATTTATGATAATCCGACAAATCCTCGACTGCTTTATCAGCAGCCATTCTATGGATTTCCATATCTATTCCTTCACGCTTACGAACCTCAATATCATCAAGCTGTTTTAACCAAGCTGAAAAGTTTGTCTTCGCATCTTCCGTGTTACGCTTACGCTGCTCTCTTGTACCCTTTAAGTCCTTAAGCAATCGCTCTTTCTTAGTTAGAAGTTTTTCATGTTCATTAATGTATGCCGATTTAGAAGCATAGGCAGCGCCAAGTTGCGTCTGGAAACTTGCGATAGCCTGAGTATCTTGCATTTGAGCAGGTTTATTAATTTCATCGTCAATAAGCTTATTCAATCTTGCGATATTGGTCATAGCCTCTTGACGGTCTTCCATTCCTCGGTTAATCAAAACTTCCGTGCGAATAACCTCTAGAATTTGCATTTCCTCCGTGTGAGTCACGTCCTCTCCAAATTGTTTAAAGTAATCAGTCCACTGATGTTCAAAGAATATGATTTCGGGACCATTCATCTGTTTTTTAAGTTCGTTATAGTAATACCGCCCCCGCAAGTGAACAAGAAGATGTTCATCATCCGTCATGTTCCGAGCTTTAAGATTTTCCTTGTCAATGAACTTTTGGATAGGGACTGAAGTCCTATTGAGATGACTCGCAATCTCTTCCACAGAAAGATCGAAACAATTCTGCCTTATGTAGTTCATTTCCCCCCTTGAGAGCTTACCACGTTTCCGGGTCAATATTGTTCTCCTTTAATATCTCTCCTATCTCCTCCAAGATTTTCTGGCGTCTAACTTTAGAAATTTTTAAATTATTAATAAGCCTAATCCAGTCTTCTCTAAGATAAACCGGCATCTTTGTATCAAGCAAAGCGAAAAGATCCTTCCTGAAAACAATTTCTGATGCATCCATCTCCTCGGGATGGTCAAATATAACGCTATAAGAGCTCATTAGATTCCTCTTTGATGCATTGCGATCCATCCATCCTTTGTAGAGACCACAGTCCATTAAGTTTTCAAACTTCGTACACCCACTTTTAGACTTTTTGCAATCGGGATCGTAGGCTTTTAGAGGGCAATGCTCACACGGTTTCTCTGGCCTACCATAATTATTCCTTTTGAAATTGTATAGTCTGTTTCTTACGTGAACCCATAGGAAATTTTCAAGGGGACGAATCCCATCCCAAGCATTCATGCCGTCCCATGCAAATAGAGATGCCTGTTGTTTCATATCCTCATTGGTATGATAGCCAAACTTAAACTTTGGTCCAAGTCGAGAGGCTATTTTGTCGATAATTTCAATTATCTCTTGTTCCGATAAATGCGTCATCATCCTCCGGGCGCACGGCCTCTGCTTCTATATTATCTATCTCTGTAATAAAGTCCTGAAGAATGAGAACGGCATAACCAGCATAAGCGTCAATGCTTACTTCAACTGAATGCACTCCTTCAACGGGCTCTCCTGTTTCTGAGTCAACAATCTCTGTTTTAGCTGGATCTCCCGTATAAACAATTTTAAGTTTCATTATTTTCCTCCGGACAAACACCGCTTTGTGAAATTAAATTAGCAATTGATTTCTCTTCCTTTTCTTTCTCCAGCTCCGCACGCACCTCTTCTGCCAAATCATCAGACGCTCTAACGTGAAGTCGAGATTCTACAAATTTTGGGTCTTTCATTATAATCTCCAGTTTTGTCAAACACAAGAGGCATCGTTATGGCTACAATATTATATACACTAATCACCAGTTTTTGGAAAGCAATAGTAGAGATTTCATTTATTTAGAAGGAGAAGGTAGGTTATGAAAAAAGAAATGACTAAAGTTAAATTCGCTGGACTAGTAGTTATCGCGGGTATCCTAATGTGGTATTTTTGTCCGTGGTTTATTAGTCTTGTAGGGCGCGATGATCCTGCTGAACTAACGCCCCCTCCCCCAGTGTTAAAACCCGCTGATATGGAAGAAGTTTAACAGGTTTTTTATTTAGAAAGGAAAATATTGTGGATAGACTCTCATACATTTTGCTCTTGTTGGTCTTAATGGCATTTCCGTTACATGCCGAAGAAAAGATTACTAAGGAAGACAGCAAGTCTATCCTGTCCTACTTAGCCTCAGATGAGCTGGAGGGAAGAGGAACAGGAAAAGAGGGAAACAGAAAAGCTGCGGACTTTATTGCTAAGAAGTTCGAGGAATATGGGCTGGAGCCAATTAATCCCCCCGTATACATACAGCCAGTTCCATTGCCACGACCGGTAGATGGGTATGGTTACTTTCAAGAATTTGATTACTCTTATACTGTAAGGGCAGGACTGTTTAGGAGGAGAACAGTCACTGTTAAAGCATCGAACGTGGTTGGGATATTAAGGGGTCAAAGCGATAGGTGCATCGTTATAGGAGCTCACTTTGATCACTTAGGAATCAGAGGGGGAAAAATATATAACGGGGCTGATGACAATGCTTCAGGAACAACTGCAATGTTAGAGCTAGCCGAGGCTTTCGCGTCAGGAGATGATACGCAACCAAAGTATACACTGGTGTTTGCTGCCTTTGGCGCAGAAGAAGTGGGATTGATAGGATCAAAGTTCTATGTTAAGAACCCTGCGGTTCCATTGAAGAATCATAATCTGATGATTAATCTGGATATGGTAGGCAGGCTAAGTGGGGATAATCCAACGCTTAGTTTGTATAGCGGAAATTTAAGCACTAGGTTAAAAGAATTAATAAATAAATTAGATGACAAGTATCCTTTTAACTTTAACTTTGTGCCTGCCGGAAGCAGATCGGACCATGCTCCCTTC